TGTTGGGTTTACAACTTATGGTAATTATAATACTTTTGGATATACTCCCGAAAATGCATATGGAATTAAATATTATGATGAACCAGTAACAAAGGATATTGGTGATACTTTTGTTACCAGTTTCATAGGAACGATTGCATTTGGATCAAACAAAATTACTGTTCTTTCAGTTGTTGGATCTTCTTCTACAATTGGAATTAGCACAGGACAATTAGTTACTTCTTCAAAATCAAGTGTTCTTCCTTCTTCAAGTAATATTATTGGGATAGGGACTACTTCTTTGGATAGATCTATTCTCGGAATAACTACAGGATCTGTAGTTACCAGTTTAACTCTTGATACTTTTGCCACAGAAACTGCTTCTGCTCCAGAGTCTGATGGATCTTATGTGACTTTTACGGTGTTAAAATCTACAACTGAGTTTAATTATGATGATTATGAAATTCAGTCCGATAAAGATCCGTATTCTCCTCAGACTATCGGAATTATGACGACGGGTACAATAGGAATTGGAGTTTCTATTGCATATGATAATACAGGATCAAATCCAAATCCAGTTTCTTGGAATCCAGATGCGGTAGATGAGGAAGATCCAAGCACTTTTGAACCTGATGTTGGTGCTGGAATTTATTATTCACTTGTTGGATTTACTTCATATCCAGTTAATCTTAACGGACAAAGAGTTGCCGTTGGATTTGTTACTGCGGTTGATGCAATTCAACTTCCTAGTTTATTGGCAACATCAACACCTTGCCCAACTCAAGAAACTAATTTAACAAATGCAATTACAGAACTAAATACTGCGAAGACTAATATTACATCTGGTATTAGTACTTTAAATTATAAAATAGATGTCGCCAATACTTTTAGGAACGAAAGAAAGCAAATTCAATCTGAAATTTGGGGATTAAGACAACAAATATCTGCGTATCGTGCTGATATAATAACTTATAATAAAGCACTCACCTATCTTGGTGTATCAACTGTAACTAATGTGGTATTATGAAATTTCAACATCCTTTAGATGAATCAAAAACTCTTCATTACGAACAACCATTAACGGATAAACATCTTTTGTTTGTTCAAGGTCGTATTTTAAATCAAAAATATATTAATCTTCCTCCCGAATGGGAAGGTTTAGTTAATCCATCTACAATAACTGTTCATTTGACTTCTATTGGAGCAAATCAGTCATTGATTGTTAAAAGAGTTCAGGGATTGACCGTTCATATTGATACAAATGGATTTCCCCCCGATTTTTATTATTTGATTTTTGCAGAAAGAAGAGATCTGCCTCGTCCACAAACCCTTGACACATGACCCCAAAGGTCCTATAGTACCTAGGTAATCAACGGACGACCGAATGCAAGACGAGTACCTCTCACGCTGCGTGGTGGACCCTATCAAGCGTACAGTGTATCTGTATTCTAACGAAGGGTCAGAGAAGCAAGTGACCTGTGATACGGTAGATGAATTTATGAATGTGCTAGAGTTTGTTCGTTCTGCAGTGGATGAAGAGACTCTCTCATACGCAAATCCACTTTAATTTTCATTTTTGGTCCAAAAATTTTCCCGGTAAAAATTGCCCTTATTACTTTTTTGAAAAAGTATGGTTTATAAAATTTCATACAAAGACCTCAAAGAGGAACCAGTCAAAACCACTCCCGAAAATGTAAAAGAAGCAAATGAAGCACTCTTTACAGCAAAGTGGAATCTCCCTAAAGCAGCAAAACACTGCGGAATGTCACAAAAAGAAATGAAGTTGACATTTTGGGAGTTTATCAAGTATAATCCTATTACTTACCAAGCGTAAGTTTTTTTGGGAGCGTGACGTAACTGGTAGCCGTATCAGACTTAAAATCTGCTGGTCGTATGACCGTGGGGGTTCGATTCCCCCCGCTCCTATGAGGTTCTACCTCTAAATAAACAAAAGTACGGAACCTTTATGAAATACCGTATTGATGCCAGATACATTTGGTATAATCGCGGAACCCAAATTGTTCTGATGTATTTCATAAATCAAATTCCTTTTACTTTTGATGACCTTCCAGACGAATCAATGTTCGATTTGGAATTAATCAAATTAGCAGATAACGAAAGAAGATTTGAACCAGAAGACCTTTATCAAGCATCATATTATTTGATGTTGGAAGAGTGTCATCCTCTTATGTTTGAACTTGAACTGGAAAATCCAGAAATGTTGCCTGTCGATTAATTTGCCTCTAAAGCATTGTGGTGATGCACCGCTCTTGTAAAGCGGAGACGACAGTTCAATTCTGTCTAGAGGCTTGAGTTCTATAACTCCAATGTCACTTATTTCACAACAAGACCGTCAAATGGTCATTGAAGCACTTGAATATTATGTTCAAAAACTTAAGGAAGATAACTGCACTCCTGCCTCTATCAGTGCATTCCAAACCCTCCTTAACTGGGTCGAATTGGAGCACTTCAAACATGAAAGTTAATCTTTGGTATTGTGAGTCCATGAAACAGTGGCGTTGGATTCTTACTGATGATTCAAGACCTATTCTGAAGCAAGAATCTGGACAACAACCACACCTTCGTGATGCTATGAATGATGTAGCAAATACTGTGGAATATATTTTAGAGTGTAAGCAACCTGAATGAAGTCCGACTTCTACATTGATAAAGTAACAAAGAAACAATCAGAAGATCTTTTATTGCAATATCATTACTTAAAAGATATTTCCAAAAGTTTTAAGTCTGGATATAATTATGGACTCTTTGAGAAAAATGAGTTCTCTCCTCTCAATATTGGCGGTCTTCGAGGAGTTTGTATATTTACTGGATTACCAGTACCTGAAATAGCAAAAGGAGCATTTGGACTTGAAAGAAACGAACAACAAGGACTCTTTGAACTCTCAAGACTTTGCATCCACCCTAGTACGCAGTCACGAGAATATAACATCACTTCTTGGTTTGTGTCAAAGGCGATTAGACAATTTCGGAAAGATACTGAAGTTAAAGCAATCCTTTCTTATGCTGATTCAGATCACCATTCTGGTACAATTTATCGCGCTTGCAACTTTAAGTACTACGGTCTCACGGATCGAAAAAAAGATTTCTATTATTCAGACGGAACTAAACACTCTCGTGGAAAAATAAAAGGACAAGAGGGTGAATGGAGAGATCGGAGTAGAAAGCACAGATATTTACTTGTATTTGATAGTGGATTACAAAAACGCTTGACATGGAAAGAAGAAGACGCTAAAATACTAAAGGCGATACAAAACCAAACCCCTTCCGTGTGACTTCGAAACCTCCTCATGGAGGTTTTGTTGTATGCGATAAATAAATTTTTAATAGGTTGAATTGATATGTCAGAACAACAAAATCATCTTTTAGAGTTGCTTGAAAAGCAAAACACTCTTATTGAAGAAATTAATTCTTTAAATACAAAATTAACAACAAAAAGAGATTTACTTCTCAAAGTTCAAGGTATCATTGAATATCTTGATCAACTTGGAGTCACTCTAGATGACCAAAAACAAGAGGATGAAGAAGAGGAAGAAGAAGTATAATTAATTTTATAAAACCTCTAGGATAACTAGAGGTTTTTTTATTGGATAAATAATCCATAACGGAACTTATAAACGAATAAGATGGGATTAAGTCGTCTTGATAATTTTCTGAAAAATACTAGAGGGGAAATTTTGTATGTCGATCCCTCTAGTAGTGATTCAACAGATTCTATAGAAAATCGCGGAAATAGTTTAACTCGTCCATTTAAAACTATTCAGAGGGCATTAATTGAAGCCGCAAGATTCTCTTATCAAAGAGGATTAGATAATGACCGATTTGGAAAAACCACAATCATGGTTTATCCAGGAGAACATATTGTCGATAATAGACCTGGATGGATTCCACTAAGCCCAAATGGAGGTTCTTTTCGTGCTAGATCTGGTGAAGTTGTAACTGATTTTCAACCTTTTGATCTTACTACAAATTTTGATATTAATTCTGATACCAATATTCTTTATAAGTTTAATAGTGTTAGTGGTGGCGTAATAATACCAAGAGGAACTTCTCTTGTTGGTGTAGATTTAAGAAAAACAAAAATTAGACCTAAATATGTTCCAGACCCTAGAAATTCTGCTATTGAAAGATCTGCTATTTTTAAAGTAACTGGTATTTGTTACTTCTGGCAATTTAGTATTCTTGATGCAGATCCTAATGGTTCAGTTTATAAGGATTACACTGCAAATACTTATGTACCTAACTTTTCTCACCACAAACTAACTTGTTTTGAGTACGCTGATGGTGTCAATGATATTAATATTGATGACAATTTCCTGACTTATTCTGTCAATAAGACAGATATGGATCTGTATTATGAAAAAATTGGTATTGCCTATGGTCCTGCAAGTGGAAGAGAGATTCCGCCAGAAGTTACTGGATCTCCCTTAGATATTCAACCAAAAATTGACGAATATCGTATTGTTGGATCTACAGGAGGCAATGTTGGCATCACCAGTATTAAAGCTGGTGATGGGGTTGTTTCTAGTAATGTAATTACTGTAAATCTGGAGCAAAATACTCTAGGTCTTGATGTAGATACTCCTATTAGAATTGAGGGTATTGCATCTTCTGGTTATGATGGACAGTATGTTGTTAGTGAAGTCGTAAGCACAACTCAAATTAAATATCAAGTTTCAACACCTCCAGTTGTACCTCTTCCTTCTGTGACAGGTGCGACTCTTAATATTTCTGTTGACACTGTTACTTCAGCATCTCCATATATCTTTAATATTTCCATGCGATCAGTGTATGGTATGTGTGGAATGCACGCTGATGGTAGCAAAGCAACTGGATTTAAATCCATGGTCGTTGCGCAGTTTACTGGCATTGGACTACAAAAAGATGATAATGCTTTTGTAAAATATAATCCATCTTCTGGACTATATGAGGATAATACTGTAAGTGGAAATGAAAATATTCATACAGATTCTCTTGCCAGATATAAACCAGAATATGAGAACTATCATATAAAATGTTCTAACGATTCTTTCATTCAGGTAGTTTCTGTTTTTGCTATTGGTTATGCACTTCATTTTGTGGTGGAATCTGGTGGAGACCAATCTATCACAAATTCAAACTCCAATTTCGGAGCAAAGTCACTTGTTGCTTTTGGATTTAGAGCTAATGCATATGAAAAAGATGATGTTGGATATATTACTCATGTTATTCCACCAAAAGAACTAGAGTTATCTGAAACTACTCTAGAATTTTCTTCTGTAGATGTTAATCAAACTGTTGGTGTTGCATCAACTGGTCGTCTTTATCTTTATAATGAAACAAACCAATCAATTCCACCAGATAATGTTTTGGAAGGTTATAGGATTGGGGCAAAAGAAAAAGATAGGTTAAATGTATTAATATCTCAAAGTGGAATTACGACTCAATATTCGGCAAGAATTGTTATGCCGAATACTCAATATACTGGAAATGAAATTACTTCCGAAAAATCATATCGTGTTGCTGTTGCTGGTGGAGTAAATTCTATTGGTAGCAACATAATTAATTTGACAACAAATCATTCGCTCTTAAATGGAGAAACTGTAAGAGTAATTAGTAATAATGGACATCTTCCTGATGGAATCATTCCAAATCAAATCTATTATGCTATTACTACTGGACTTTCTGCAAATCAATTAAAACTTGCTCAAACCTTAAATGATGCTCTTGATGATTCTGAGATTACCATAAACAGCAAAGGTGGTATTCTCACTGTCGTAAGTAGAGTGTCTGATAAAAATTCGGGTGACATTGGACATCCAATTCAATATGATACTTCAAATAACTCATGGTATATAAATGTTGGTACTGCAGTTACTGATAATAACATTTATCCCGCATTAGTTGGTTTTGGATCTGCCGTTCTTGGTTCAGCAACTTCAAGAACATTTATCACTCGTAGATCTGATACTCGATCCTTGAATGATTCTCTTTATAGAGTTCGTTATGTTATCCCTAAAGATTCTCCTGTAACAGCTAGACCTCCTTCTGATGGATTTATCATTCAAGAATCAAATTCTACAATTGGAAAAACAAATACTGAAATTGGATATCAGTTTAATCCATCATCAGTAACTCTTTCAAATGTAACAAATTTAAGAAATAATAGATTTATAGCAAATGCTTCTTGGCAAGAAAATTTTGCTGATGTCATCACAGAACTTCCTCACGATCTTTCTGTAGGATCTCAAGTTAAAATTTTAAATGTTACTAGTACAGGTAACTTAGCAGGAGCTGCAAATTCTGCTTTTAATGGTACATTTACTGTAACAGGTATTAGCAGCTCTAAACATTTTAGATATGCCTTAGGAGATAATCCAGGTACATTTACTAATAATACATCAATTCGCAATACTTCATTACCATATTTCCAAAGAAAAAAATATAAAGATACTTATTTGATTTATAGAACTCAAGAAATTAAAAAGTATATTAAAAATGATCAAGATGGTGTATATCATTTAACTCTTATTAATTCTTCTAACTCCCCAAGTGTAACGCCATTTACTGATCTTAAATTACTTCAACCAGTAACTAATTTATATCCTCAACTTAATAGGGACAACCCATCTTCTGATCCAGATCCTTCTGTTTCGTATGCTTTACCTGATCCAATAGGTCAAGTAGTTATTGATGATCCTCAAAACAGTATTACAAAAGAAACAATACAAAAGGTAATAAAGGATTTTAATATTGGCGTTGGTATTACAAATATTATTTCTGATTCTGTGGGTACATCTCATACTATCTTTACTTCAGTTGATCATGGATTGAATAGAGCAACCAATTTAAGTATTATTTCTGGTGGTTCTGGTTATGGTACTGGTATAGGCACGGAATATTTTTATAATGCAACATTGATAGGAGAGTCTGGTACTGGTAAAAATGCTACTGCTAGAATTAAAGTTGATAGTGGTACTATTACTGATATTAAGATAATAGATGGTGGTAGTGCATTTGGAGTTGGAAATACACTTGCGGTATCCGGAGTTCCTACTATTTCTGGTCACACTGCTGGTATTGTAAGTGTAACTTCAATTTATAACAGTGTTGATGAAATTATTAAAATCAGTGGAATAACCTCTGTTGGTTATAAGTCTTATAATTCTCTTTATAGAGTTTCTGGTGTTGTACAAGGAAATTCTAAACAAGTAGAAGTTACTCCTATTTCTCCAATATCTCCTACTGCTGAATCTGGATTAAATCAATTAATCCTCGGAAATTCATCTGCTTCTATTACTGGTAAAGCCATAGGAGTTTCTTCATTAACATATAATGCTTCTACTGGAATTGGAATTGTAACAACCTCAAATAATCATGGATTATTGGTTAATAATGTAATATCTTTAGGTGGAGCTGACAATTCTCTTTATAATGGATCTTTTACAGTTAAGCAGATTAATAGTTTAACTTCATTTGCAATTAATATTGGCGTCGGAACCACATCTCCAGTTGGATCTGGATCAATTTATCTTTATCGTCGTGGTATCGCATCAAATGCTGGTACAGTTACTCCAAACGATGAAAATCTTGGTGGCCGTTTAGTTACTAAGTATGATAGAGTAACAACGACCCTTTCTGCCTCTATTACAGGACCTACTGTAGGTACAATTACAATTCCAGTAACTGGATTGGATTTAAACATTGGTGATTATCTTGAAATTAATGATGAAATCGTAAGAATTAAATCGACTGTTACTAGTGATACTGTTTCAGTATACAGAGGTGTTCTTGGAACTTTAAGTGGATCTCACACTGCGGGATCTGTGGTCAGAAGAATTAAACCAACTCCAATTGAATTCAGAAGACACTCTATCATTCGTGCTTCTGGACATACTTTTGAATATGTTGGTTATGGTCCTGGTAACTATTCAACTGCATTCCCAGATCGTCAGGATCGTCAGATTTCGCCACAGGAAGAATTGATTTCACAATCATTTAAGTCTGAAGGTGGCATCAACTTCTTCACTGGAATGAATGACAAGGGTATTTCATACTCTGGTAATAAGAAGTTAAGTACAATCACTGGACAGGAAGAAATCTTTGATACTCCAATTCAAACAATAACTGGGGAAGATATTTCTAATCAACCATCTCTTAATGTAATCACTCCAGTTGAGGGTAACTTTAGTAATGCAATTCGTGTTGAAGGTGGTGCTGATAATAAAATTATTTCTAAATTTGATGGACCAGTTGTTTTCACAAACAAACTAACCTCTACCTCACCTAAAGGTTTAGAGGCAAGTTCGGTCTTTATTCAAGGTGATGCAACTATTTCTAGAAAATATACTGTAGGAATTGCAACTCCATCTAATGCAGGAAACCCTGGAGATGTTGTTTTCCAAGCAACTCCTGAAAGTGGTGGAACTCTGGGATGGGTTTATACCTCCGATAATAACTGGAGAAGATTTGGCCCTGTCAGCACTTCTACTACAAGTATAAATCTTACGGTTAATCAAATCAATTCAAATTCTTTCATTGGTTCATTTAGTGGTGATGGTTCTGGTCTCTATAATGTTTCCGATATTTGGAGAACGGATGCAGTCGGAGTTCATACATCAACTCCAATTGGTATTGGAACAACAAGTGCAAAATCTGGATTTGGACTTTATGTTGAAGGAAGCACTTCAATCAATGGAACTTTAAGAGTTTTTGAAATCATTGAAACTGCGACAATTACCTCTGGTATTTTGACTACAACAACAGTTCAGAATATTGATTTGGGTGATAATAATGTTTACTATTTTACTTCAGAAGCTCAAGGTAATTGGACTATTAATTTCCGTGGCAATTCGACTCAAACTTTGAATAGTTTCCTTTCGGTAGGTGAATCAACTACTGTTGCTATTATAACAACTCAGGGTGCTACTCCATATTATAATGCTACAGTTCAAATTGATGGTATTAACCAAGCACCAAAATATTATGGTGGAAATATAATTACTTCAGGTAATGCAAATGGAATTGATGTTTATACTTATGTAATTATTAAGACCGCGAACAATACTTATACAGTTTTATATTCTCAATCACAATATAGCTGAGGAGAGCAGTAAATGAGTCCACTTCTAGGTGCAATTGGAGATTCTTCAGAATACTCTTATAGAGGAAATCTTGATGATTTGCCTAATGATTTTTCTTTCACTAATGTGAGTAATGCCGAACCGGGTATAGCATATACTACTGGACCAGTGACTATCAGTGGAATTAACAATAAAATATTAGTGTCTGTTAGTGCTGGATCATCGATTGCGGTTAGTAGTGGAATATTTACAAGTGGACCTGTTTATGTTAGAAATAATCAAACGATTTCTATTAGGATTCCAACTACCAAAGGAACTGATGCAGATTTTTCTAAATCATATTTTTCTAGAGTTAAAGTTGGTAAACTAAACAAAGATTGGGTAGTTACTACAAGAAATAAAGATTTAACTCCGGATCCATTTACATTTACTAGTTTTTCTAATCAGGAATTGGGTGTTGTAAGAACTAGTAATACGATTACAATTACTGGAATAGAAACTTCTGTTCCTACAAATGCATCGATTACTTCTGGTATTGGATCTTTCAGTAAAAATGGAGGTCCGACAGGTGTTGCTGCAACAGTTGGAAATGGTGACACTATTGCAATAACTCTTTCAGGACCTACAAATTATTCGGAAGTTAATAACACCACATTTACTGTAGGAACTTATACCGCATCATTTTCTGTTTCAACTAGAGCATCTGATACAACTGTCGATCAATTTTCTTTTCCAAATTATGTAAATGTTGGTCTCTCATCTTCTTTTGATAGTGTTCCAATAGTATTATCTGGTGCAGATACTAATACTTTTACAGCTCCTGTGCCATTGACTGCGACAGTTTCTGGTGGATTTTTGAAAGTTGTAAGAGCATCGTCTATCGTTAGAGATTTTAATGCAAATCCAACAACTGTTTATAATGGTGATGTTTTAACTTTGCGATTAAATTCTTCTCCTAGTTATAGTACAAATACATCTGCAATTCTAACAATTACTGGCGCAAATACTCCTGTGGGTGTTACTAGTACTTTTAGACTTACTACAAGACCGATTATAAGTGACACTATTCCAAATCAGTTTCAGTTTGTGGATAAATCTGGACAAGGAAGAAATATATCTACTATTAGTGATCCTATTACTATTTCTGGAATTACAACTCATGCTAATGATTTTGCAAGTGCATTCTTAACAAATAATAATGATGGTGGACAATTTAGAATCACTAGAGGAGGTGTTGTTGTAAGGGATTTTAGTGCAGATCCTGCTCAAATTCGCAATGGTGATGTAATTAATTTAAAAATTACTACTTCTCCAGCTTCAAATGGTTCAGTTTTAACTAGATTTAATGTTTCCGGTACTGATAATACTGATATTAATAATATCGTATCTCAAACAATTAATGATACCTGGATCGTTCAAAGTGCTGTTAGAAATTGTACATTAGTTGCTCCAACATTTACTAATGTTTCAGATGCAGATCCCGCTTCATTAAAATCTGTAACTTTTACTCCAGTAAGCTATGATAGTGATTGTGGAGTTGTTGTTAATACTTCAAATACAAGTTCATATTTAAATGTAAATGGTACTATTGGAAATAATTTAACAGTTCTTCCTGGAGTTGCATGTACTGTTTTCATGACAGCTCCAGATTTCTCGACAACAAGAACAACAACTGTAACTCTAACTGCTAATAATAATATACCATCTCCAATTACAACATCTTCTAATTGGTCAATATCTTCTAGATCTACTAATGATCCTACTGCTACTATTACCGCAAATCCTTCTACAATTTCTTGTAATGAAAGTAGCACACTAACTTGGTTCACTACTAAAGCCGCAAGCATAACAACGAATGGATTCACCGGAGTAACTACATCAGGATCACTTTCTGTTGGACCTTTAAAACAAACTACAACTTTTTCAATTACTGCTAGAAGCACTGATAATACTACAGCAACTTCTTCTATAACAGTTTTGGTTAATAGTACTGCTGATGTTCAGTTAAATGCTAGTTCGACAAGCATTGCGTATAACGGAAGTGTAACCTTAAGTTGGTCATCATCCAACGCAAGTAGTGTGGTTTCTAACTTTGGAGTAAGTGCTACATCGGGATCAATTACTTTGAATAATTTAAAATCTACAACAACTTATACAATAAGAGCAGTTTCAAATAGTGGATGCGCAGATTCTGCAACTAAGAGTGTTACAGTGAATGTTGCATCTTGCACAAAAACAACAAATGTAGAAAATGTTGCAGCTGGTGTAGCAATAAATTATACTTTATCTGATGCTGGACAGGGTTATGCTTATTATTATACTGGTGCCTCTGGTTATGGGTTGGCCAGTGAATCGAGAAGATCTTTGAATACTACTGGAGCTCAGACTTATGATGGAAATAGTGTTCCATCAAAAACTGAGACCTATTTTACTGTTCCTAATAATGTTTATTCAATTAATTGTGAGTGTAATGGTGGTGGTGGTGGTGGTGGTGGTGGTGGAGATCCCCGCTTAGGTGGTGGTGGTGGAGGAGGAGGTAGAGCATTTGGTACTATTTTCACTTCTCCCGGAAGAATATATAAAATTATCTATGGTCCTGGTGGTGCTGGTGCTCCTGGTGGTGATGCTGGAAGGACTCCAAATCTTTCAGGGGGAACGGGAAGTTTTGGGATGACTGGTCAGGGTTCAGCGATTCAAACTCAAAATTCTGATGGTACTTGGAGTGATCTTCTAAGAGGAAGAGGTGGTTATGGTGGAGGAAGAAGTTTGGGAGGTACTGGTGGTGGTGGAACTCCCAGTTCATGGCAAACATATAATGGAACAAATGTTAATAATACTGGTAATGGTGGAGTTAATAATGGAAGTGATGGATCGGTAACTAATGCAGGAGCACTTTATCGTTCTGGTGGAAATGGTGGAGGAAAAAATACTAACGGATCTAATGGAATAGGAGGTTGGATCTCTATTTCATGGACACAATCTATTAAAGGAGCTAGTTGGAGCGATCTAATAAGCAGAATTGCTCAACAGTATAAAAATTCTTTCAATAGACCTCCCACTTCTCAAGAAATGAATTATTGGATTGAAGTATATGTAAATTACAGTTATAATACTGTAACTGAAATTCAATCTGCAATTGCAGGTTCTGGTGCTTTTTACTCTAGTACTGGTGCAATTGATGAGTGTGGAACTAGAGTTTAATATACCTAAATAAAAAAAAGGTAGGCGCTCTCCTCCAATGGGTATTCAAAAGAACTTTATTATCCGTAATGGATTAGAAGTAGACGGTAATATATTCGTTGTTGATGCAATAACCAATAATGTTGGTTTGGGAACATCAAATCCAAAGAATACTTTGGAAGTCATAGGTGGAATTGCAGCCACACACATCAGTGTTCTTGGCGTAAGCACTATAGTCAGTGAACTTAATATCGGACTTGGTGGTACAGTAATTACTTCATTAAATTCTGGACTTACTGGTTTTAATACCACATCTCCAGCGTATATTGTTGATATTCGCTCACCAGTATCAACAGGACAAACTGCATTATATGTTCAAGGTGATGTAGAAATTACTGGTGATTTATATGCAGATGATATAAATCTAGATCAAGCAACTTTTAATAACATAGAAGTTGTTGGCGTAGCAACAGTTGGAATTTTAACTGCGAATGATCTTTATGCTGGATTTACTACTACATCATCGCTAGCAGTTGTTGATCCAACATTAGCAGTATTAACTGTTGGACACAATGTAGATGGATCTGGTCAAGATCATCTTGGAATTTATTATGATAATTCTTTAGGAACTCCTGGTACCGGTGGAACTGCAAATATCTTTACATCAAATGGAGATCTAAGATTTGATGTTGTTGATGGAACTTCTAACTTTATTTTTGGATCTCAATTTGTTAATGATCATGTAACTATAAATGGTTCTGATGGATCAGTGACAGTTTCTGGAGCACTATTTGCTAACTCAGTTTCAGTTACTGGTTTAGTTACTACAACTGATGCTTATATTGGATTTGGAACAGTCGTTATATTTCAATCTGATGATGGTATTATAACAACTCTAAGTGGATCAAACTTAGAGTATAGTGGTATTGGTACTATTAATACTGTATCAAGTGATCTTGCACAAGTAAACACTGGTATCGTAACTAATCTAATTACCTCTGGTATTGGTACTATTAATACTGTAGCAAGTGATCTTGCACAAGTAAACACTGGTATTATAACAACTCTAAGTGGATCAAACTTAGAGTATAGTGGTATTGGTTCCTTTGGTAGCGTAAATGCTGATATTGGTAGAATTAATACTGGTATTATAACAACTCTAAGTGGATCAAACTTAGAGTATAGTGGTATTGGTTCCTTTGGTAGCGTAAATGCTGATATTGGTAGAATTAATACTGGTATTATAACAACTCTAAGTGGTACTACATTAAATTATTCTG